CTCGAACTCCTGACATCCTGCTTGCAAAGCAGGCGCTCTACCAACTGAGCTAAAGCCCCTCAGAGAACGCTTTTGAAAATCCATTAACCTTTTCAAATGAAATTGTCCTTTCAAATTTATCTAGGAGGACATCTCCCTTATGCGAAATGATAAAGAAGTTTGTGTCAGCACCTAAAGACTTGAGGATTTTCAGAAGTTCATCGGTTGCCTGATTATCTAGGCTAGAATCAAACACTTCATCTAGGATGAGAAGGTTTGTCGTTACCGAGTTCTTGATCTTAGCAATATGTCTCCAGGTGAAAAGCAATGAGAGATCAATCTTTTGCTTTTCACCTTCTGAAAACGATGCGTAAGAGAAGGTATCACGGTGTCGTGATTTAATTACCTCACTGAACTCTTCGTCAAGAGTGAAATTGACGTAGGTGTCCATATCAGCAAGGTACTTGTTGATCCGCTGATTGATAACAGGAACGTATTTAGAAATAATCTTAGATTTGATCCCGCCGTCTTTCAGCAGAGTTGCAACAAGTTTTAGATCGGAAGATTCTTTAGAAACACCAGAGCAAGCAATCTCTTTAGTGTTGAAATCATTTTTCAGTTTCTGGAGATACTCTTTCTCTCCCTGAATGTCGGGTTGATTGTTCAACTCTCGAACCTGAGCAATGATGTCAGTGTTCTGTCGCATCAAACGTTGTTCTTCATTGAACAAACGCTTCACCTCAAATTGCATCTCGGTGATGTTCTCACATTCCTTACGGAAGTCTGCAACAAGTTGATTTGTTTTGTCAATCTCTTCTCTCAACTGCGACACAGCAGTATTGAGTTCTTCCCGTTTAGCACCAAGTTCTTTCATCTTAGTGCTACGAAGTTCTTCGCCAATGCTTTGAGAACAGGTTGGGCATTGGTCAGTGTTGCTAAAGAACTCGTAATCATTATCGAGTCTTTGTTTCTTAGAACCAATCTTAGTTCTAATAGTCTGCTGCTTCAGCAACTTGTCTTCTGTTTTCCTGAGGTTGAAAGAACTATCTTCCATAACCTTCAGTTGCTTGTCGAATTCGGAGATCTCATTTTTGATCTCAATCATCCGATCTTCGTTCTCAGCAAACTTCTTCTGGAACCAGTTGATCCTGTCTTGGTTTGCACCAGTCAGTTTCTCCAGGTTTCTTTCCTGAGAGGTGATTGCTTGAGAAGCGAGTTCCAGTTGATGCTGACACTCCTTCAGTGTTTGGTTAGTTTCTTTTACCCGATCCTTTAGCAGGAAATTCATCTGGGAGAAGATTTGAATATCGAGAATATCTTCGATAACTTCTCTTCGATGAGCAGCAGACAACTGCATAAAAGGAACAAAAGTTGAACTACCAAGAATAACAACTTGAGTGAAAGACTTGTAGTTAAGTTTAAGTATGCTCTGCTCAAGGTACTTTTGATAGTCCCTATTTGCGGCATCTTGATCAATAAGGGATCCGTTACGGTAAACCTCAAAGACATTTGGTTTGATTCCTCTTACTACCTTGTACTCTACACTACCGATTCTAAACTCAATCTCAACCTGAGTCTCCCGCTCGTTAACAGTGTTAACAAGTTGTGACTTGGTAATCTTGCGAAACGGTTTGTTGAAGAGACAGAAGCACAAGGCGTCCAGCATAGTGGACTTACCAGCACCGTTAGATCCCACAATCAATGTGGAGTGAGTAGCGGTTAGATCGATTTCTGTAAACTGATTACCAGTCGAAAGAAAATTTTTCCAACGCAACTTCTCAAAGATAATCATAACGGTGGAACTACAACATCATCTGGATTGATAATCACATAATCATACTCGTGGACTTGGCAGTTTTGGACCACCAGTTCTAGTTCGACTTCTGTGATCTCAAGACGGCGACTGAAATCAACCGCCTCAAGCATTAGATTATACCGTTCGGCGTCCTCTTTGTCAACAAAGATTTGTACTGTTTTAACACCAGTGTCGTCGTTGTTGACAGCGTAGATACCGCCCGTTTTATCGTCTAATAGAATATACATTAGAGATCTAATGCCTCAACGTAGAGTGATTTTAGAATTGATGTGACATTTTTCTTGTCAATCGCCTCTTCCAATCCCTCAACGTAAGTTTCCAGAATAGTCATCGTGTCTTCCATCTTGATGGAATCGTCAACGTCTTCTAATTCAACGGTGACATCTTCGATGATTTTTAGATCAGCAACGTCAGCATCATTCAATGCTTTGATATACCGATCAAACCAAACTTGGTTTTCTCTATTCTGGACGACAACTTTGACGTATGAACCCTTCAGGTTTTTGAAGTCTGGGAGTTCTTCATAGTTATCTTTCACGTCATCATACCATAGTTTATTGAAGATGGTATAAGGATTCTTGTGGAAAGAAAGAGTCAGAGTGTCAGTATTTAGGATGTGAAAACCACGGGTGTGTCCAAAGTCATTCCAATAAAGTTGGTAAGGATTACCAAGGTATTGGATGTTACCTTGACGTGATTTCATATGGAAGTGTCCAGAGCAGGTGAGATCAAACTTCTCAAATGGTTCTGGATCCATCCCGTGTTCCATACGAACTCCAGGGACTGCTTCAAATCCCGTGAGTTCAAGGTGTCCAAGACAGACTTTCGCTTTGCTGTCTGCAACAACATTCATACATTCCTTCTTGTTTTCCTCACACATCCAGGGAAGAAGAAGGAAGTCCGTCTTGTCAAATTTGGTATGCGTAGGTTGATCAATAACAGTGATGTTATCAAACTCACCCAGCAAGTGAGACGGTGCATTTACTTTGACGGTGTTCTTGTAATAGATGTCGTGGTTACCCAGAATCATATACAAGTTGACGCCAAGTTCAGCAAGCGGTTTGAACCACATTTGCTTAGCAGCATCAAGAGAAAGAAAGTTGATGCTTTTGCGTTTGTCAAATGTGTCCCCTAAGCAGATAACAGTTTTGATTTTGTTACGCTTAATATATGGGATGACTGTCTTGGTGTAAAACTCTCTGTACTTATCAATGAATACCTGATTGTCATTACGGACGCCGAAGTGTTGGTCTGTAATAAGGAGGATCTTCATCGACTAAGTTCTTCTACGAGTTTACTAGATTTTTCAAGTTGGGCGAGTGCTTTAACGAGTTCAGGAGTTTCTTCCCATTCCCAGTGTTGCTTGTGTTGAGGATTTGTCTTCTCAATGATGAGTTGCTTTTTCATAATTTACCTCCGACAATACCGTCGTTAATGGTGCGTGTGTAATCATCAAGTGATCCATCCTGTAGACACTTGAGATGCCATCTAGAAACTGTCAAGACAGCATCATATGTAGCACCTGTGATAAAGTTGGCACCAAGAATTGGTTCCTTCAAAACACTGGTGTACATACCAAAACGTGTCTTCTTAATATAGAAGGCGTTATCGATCCATTCTACATCATCAGGGATCTTCTTTTCAACCGTCGGATTCGGACCCAGAGAGGTCAGGATCGACTGCTTCTTCTTCACTTCCTGCATTTTGTTTGTTGAATCCAAATGGTCCTACCTTCTGTTTAGCGCGGTCTTTCATAACAGCACCCGAGAGTGCTTCCATAACTTTCAGAATGTCTTCTGCTTTTTTTGTGACGCCAAGACGGTCTGCCACAAAGTTATATTTCTGGAAAAACTCGTCGCTAACCAACTTGTAGTCTTCCACTGTAATAGGTTCGTCCTTCATAGTCAATACCTGTTGTTCATTTCAATTCGAGACTTGATGGAGTTCAATGTAGATGCGTCTCCATCTCCATCAGAATGGAAGACCTGATCGTAACCAGACTTTTCAATGATCTTATCTTTAATATCCATCTGTCGCTTCTCTTTAGCAATCCTTCTTAGGAAAGCATAGTATACAATCTGTGTGAAATATGCAAATGGGTTTCTGCTCTTTGCAGGATCGAAGTTATCAATATACTGTACACAGTTCTCTACACCATCAGAAATCATATCTTCCTTGTACATATAGTTAATGAAGTTAGGTCTATATGACAGGTGTGTGGCGATCTTTAGAAAACAGTCACCGATATATTCATCGATACGAGGTTTCTTCGTACCACGAATTTTAGACAGCTCAACTTTTTCACGGTAAGCAATGATTGCCGCAAGGAACTGTTGGTTATCAACGTAGTGTTGGCTCTTTTTTCTTTCCATTAACAAAGGCATTTACTTGTACCCGTTTCATAACAAAAGTATATCAGAAAACCAAGGACTTGACAAGACCTAATAATTTAATTATACTCAACACTGTCAGGGTTGGAAAGAGACATTAGCTATTATCTGAGTTAAACAGATCTTCTAACATCTTTCTGTGTTGGTCAACTTTACCAAGGAACCCCATTGAGTCGTTTAGATCGCGGGCGTCTTTGGATGCTGCTTTGACATCGGTTCCTCCGCCCAGTTCGGTTCTGACAAAATACTTATACATCAACATCGCCTCGTGGGACATCGGCGCGATGGTGACGATTCTATCTTGAGGGATAATAAAGAAGTCTTCATCAGAGAAGACCATCCATTTTTTCAATCCAACAGCAACTGCTCTCTTCTCATCTTTCATTGTCTCAGTTGCGTGAACCTTTGCAGGGTCCTGCACAAATGCTACGTGTGTACCTTCAGATTCTTCAACTACAATAGTGCGAGCGAGTACCTCTTCACCGTTCGTCAATTTGAGAACGCCAAAGAACTCTTCATCAGGTCTTACATAGTTTAGAGACATACGTTTAGTTTCCTCCTAATTTGATCTCTGTGATTGAGTAGTCAAACTTTTCATCCTTGTAAATGCGGATACGTTCAACCAAGTGATTCAAAGTTGCGTTACGAAAACGCCCATTGCTAATATCATCAGCGAAATCATATAGAGTTGCGCGACCTTTAGAGTCGTGCGTTCTGAGAGCTCTACCTATAGATTGTAAGTTTCGTATTCTTGATTTAGATGGGGATGCAAATATTACGTTGTGTAGGTTTTTAATATTGATACCAGTTGAGAAAGTACCGTATGAAGCAAGAATGATGGCGTTGTCACTTTGCTCACATATGCTGCGAATCTCTTCTCGTTCTTCAGTGGGGACACCACCGTGTACGAAGAAAAGTTTTTTACCTTCCCCACGACTATTTAGCAGGTCCCAAAGTGGGTCTCCGTGTTTTTCCACGTAGTTGAATAGGATCAGCGTGTTGCCAGTTAGATCCCGCGCAAGTCCTGTGATGATTTTGTTGCGTTTTTCGTGAGAGATGATATAGTTCATCTCGTCGTGATAACTATCAAACCCAATATAATCGTGCTTACACACTAGGATATTGATCTTCAGGTCAGACAATGCGCCACGTTCCTGTAGATCCTTAGTTCTGATATTACGATTCACTTGTCCGAATACACCTTCCAGTTGTAACTGGTGAGATTGCATTCCATCTAACGTGCCAGTCAAACCAATACGATGATTGGCATCGTGACACTTGTTCAGGATTGATGTTAGGGACTTTGCTTTGAAGAGGTGCGCTTCATCACCGATAACAACATCAAACCTATTAAAGTAATTCTTAGGCTCTTTGTAGATAGATTGCCACGTAGATATGACGACAGGACTTGTGACATAACGGTCTTGCCCTCCATAGATCTTACTGACGTAATGCTTTGCGTTCCATCCATACTCTTGAAAGTCTTGATAAAGTTGTTCAACCAAAGAGGTTGTGGGAACAATGATTAGAATCTCGCGGTTGAACTGTAAGTGCCAACGTACGAGACTGTAGATAATCAGAGATTTCCCAGACCCAGTGGGTGATAGTAAGAGTCTACGGCGATGTCGAAGTGCGCTATAAATTGATTGCAGTTGGTAATCTCTTGCCTTGAAAGGCAGACGTAGAGATCTAACAAAACCCGCAACTGCCTCAGGTGATATGCTGACATCTTGGTCCCCAGGTGTTCCATAATACTTAGACTCCTCAATGGTATATTCGTAGCCTTTTGTTTCAAGCCACTCAGTTAGGTATGGAAACAATCCCACGTGAAGTTCTCCAGTGCCAGGAGAGTACAAACGGATGTGTCCGTCCCATCTCTTATACCTGCGTTGCTTCTGGAGAAACTTCGCTTCGGGTACCTCAAACTTAAAGTATTCTGAGAGTTCCTGGTGGATATGTAAGTCTGTTCTAATCTTGAGGAATACTTCGTTCTTCTTCTCAATAATCGTCATCATACAGGAAACTCAAACCGCTTTGCATCAATCGCGTTCTTCACTTGGAATCCGCGATTGTTAATCATCTTGAGAATGTTCTCAATGTAATTTATGCAAGTTTCAAAGTATGCGATTTTGAGTTGCTGTTTTTGAATGTCCTCATCACTCTCAAGGAATGTGTTAATATCTCCCTTAAGAACTTTTAGATCAAATGCTTCTCCGTCGTCGTTGCACGTCTTACCGTTGTACCACAACCACTTCTCACGCCAAATCCTCTTGAGTTTCATCTTTTCATCCTCAAGAATCAATTTGTATTTGTTGAAGTATACGAAGTATTTTTGATGTAGTCTGGGTATGACTAGAGATTCCTCTCCCAGATTCATCTCATCAAACAGACAGTCCTTTGCCCAGGACTGCTGCAATTCATCAAGTAGTGCCATAATTTATTTTAGTTTGGCAACTCGTGTGCCATCAAGTGTTTGGATTTCGTATGATAGGAAGTCGAAGGTTGCTTGCGCTTGGAAATACTCTTGATCACCTAAAGTTGCATCAAAGTCGAGTGTACTAAGATCAACAGGTTTCAGATCTTGGAATACAACATTGAACTTTGGATTGAAGTTTGAATCTAAGATGCTCAGAGTTCCATCAGCAAAACGGAAGTCTGATCCCAAATCACGGTTTCGTGAAGTGGTATTAGCTTCAAGTTCAAATTCTGCTCGCTCGGAGAATCTATCTGGAACACCAAGTGCTCTCATCCAGTTATGGAGGATGATATAGTTTTCGAGATCCTCGTCCACAATGAACGTAAGGTTCAACCTACTGTAAGAAATTGTTCCGTCAATGAATGTTTCACGGTACGGGGTAGGCGCTTGAACCATAGACAACTGCATACCAGGTATGCTTGCCATTTGTGCAAAGTATGCAACCTTAGGATACTTTGCCAGGGTAAAACGGAAACCACCTGGGGAAAGAAAGTTTCTATTGCTGATTTGAGTAGCGAATGACATTTGCTATATTAGTGGTCTCCGTACTCTATTTAGTACCGATACTCCTCAATAATGTTCAGGACTTTGTTGAGCATCTCGTGTGCACCGTCGTGGAAGTCTCCATTCTTGTGCTGGTAGTTTCCGTTGTAGAGCATATGCTTGAGCTTGAGGACGCGACATTCCATTTCCTTTCGTGTCATTCCATTCCTTGGCATAGGTACTAGCATCATATCATTTATTTACACAAAAAAAGGACCCCGAAGGGTCCTTGTGTGTTGAATATATGACCAACGGATCACATAAGGTTGTCAACCAGAACACGTCTGTAGTAACGGTTAGCGTTAGCGGTGAGTGCACCACTACCCTGGGAGGTACCTTCTGCGAAGGGGTTAGCAACGAGACCGTATCTGGTCTTGAAGCCGATCTTCGGCTGGAAGGTGTCCTGACCAACGGCGCGAACCATCTGCAGAGGCACGTAAGGGCAGTAGAAGAGACCTGCGTCATATGCACTGCTACCTTTGTAACCTGCCACATAGAAGTGACGGTCAGAAACGTTAGCAGAGTAAGGATCGACGTAGACCTTAATACGACCGTTAAGAGTACCTGCGAGGGTGCTGCTGTTGTCGTCGGGGAGCAGGTTGCTGTTACCAGCAAGTGCGGGGGTGTAGTCAAGAACACCAGCCATAGACAGAGCAGATGCCACATCAGCGGAGCAGATGAGGATGTTGCCCTTTCCACGACGAGTCTCGTGACCGATTGCGTTCATATCTCTCTCAATCTGGAAGAGGAGACCCTTGAACTTCTCAACAGACCAGCGACCGTTGGAGTCAACGTCGAGGT